AATATGGTCGTGGCATCAGCATCTACTCTTGCTGCTTGCTGGTTTGAGAAGTCACAAGTGATCTACCCACTATCTCAATTAGGGCTTACATATAGCTCAGAAGGCCCATTATCTTTTGGTTTCCCACCTACCAACGGCACAAAGATTTACGCCTCATACAACTACACCGCAGGTTTTTGTAATGGAATGATTAACACCGCTACGGCTGGTCAGACTTCTTTCACAATGATTGACCCAATCGGTCTTACTGCTGGAACGCTAGTCACAATCTATGATGGCGCAAACACCGAGCAGGTTGTAGTTTCATCTAACTACACATACGGCTCTAGCACCGTCAATATCACCTCTGCCCTTAAATACACCCACGCATCAGGAGTAGCAGTAGGAAATATGCCACAGGCGATTAAGCAAGCCGCAATCCTTCTTACAACCGACTTCCTCAAGGTTCGTGGCGATAACTCATTGACAATGGCAGTAACTACCCGCGCAACGAGTGGCCCAAGCGTTCAATCTATTGTTGGCTCAGATATTGAACTTGCCAAACAACTTCTTAGCCCATTCCGAAGGATGCGTTAATGTCAGTAGGTCGTACACAGTTACGCTCCACTCTTTACAATTATTTAGTTGGGGCAAGTATCCCTACCCTCAATCAAATCTTTACTTCATTTCCAAAGCGCATTAACTTTCAGATCAACGCTCAACCGGGGCAACTATCTCGGTCGGCTTGCGTAATCTTTATTCAGAGCGAGCGCGAAACTCGTTTGGCTATTGGCGGCGCAACAAGCGGCTGGAAGCGCGTTGATTTTACTGTTGTCTTACAGTTGTTCCATCACTCCGTACAAAACAACGCCGAGGATGCAATGACGGATTTTGATACACTAGTGGACAACATCAAGAATACGCTTCGAGCTAGTCATAACTTCGGTGATGACACCCAAGTAAATGTTTGGCAAGGAGCAGAACCAGCGATTGACTGTCTGTACGGAGAGCCAGTTACTTCGGATAACGGAGCAACGGAAACTTGGGCAGAAATTCGATTTGATGTTACACAAATGATTCAGGCTTAGGAGAGCAATGGCAACCTATATTTACAACGGTGACGGTGAGAAGGAATTTCCTACTCTTGGTCTAACTGTTAAAAACGGCGATACTTTTGATTCAGCAGATGAGATCGTTAATGCCGATGTCACTCTCGCTTCTGCACCAAAGAAAACAACACCAACACCGGTAGCCGCGACTACCACTACGCAAGGAGCGTGAATAGATGACACTACAAAATACCCATCGTTCGTACATAGGTATCGCTAAAGAAACAACAAAGGGAACTGCGGTCACAACACCTACCGCCTACATTCCTGTTATTGCGAACACCGTCAAGCCTCAAGATATTTATGCACCTTTGTATGATGAGGGATTAAGAGGCAGCCTTGTCAAGAACTACGCATACCTACAAGGTCGCGTTCACTCACAATTTGACTTCGGTGGAGCAGTATTCGCTGACACCGTGATCTACCCTCTTGCTGGCGTACTTGGCGAAGATGTAGTTACAGGTTCAGCTCCGTATGTTCACACACTTTCACTTAAGAACACAACAGCAACAGCCTCAGATGCTCAACCTTCTGCTTACACAATCCTTGACTACTACGGCGCAAATGTTCGTACTTGGACTGGTCACCAATTCAGCGATTTCTCTCTTAAGTGGAACGCAGATGGACTTCTTGAATATGATGCAAAATCAACAGGATGGCAGTCAGCAACAGTTTCAACCCCAACACCTTCATTCTCAACCGTACTTCCTACAGTCGTATGGACAGGAACAGTAAGCGTTGGTGGAACAACAGTTTCTACTAACACTACAGGCAACATTGACATGAAGCGACCAGTAACACCTGTGTACGGAATCTCAAATGTGCAGACTCCTTACCAAGTATTCCTTGGTGCGCTTGAAGTAACTGGTAAAGCTACTTTCTTGATGGAAAATGACACACAACTTACTAACTACCTCACAAACACCCAACCTGCTCTAGTGTTTAACTGGACAACAGGAACAGGTGCGACTCAAACTTCTATCCAAGCAACAATGACAAAGGGTGCATACACACTCGCTGTTATCGAACGCTCAAAGGATTTTGTAGAAGTTCTCGTTGATTTCAACGCTCAAGGTAACCTTACCGATTCAGGAACAGTTGGATACTCTCCTATCAAGTGGGTTGTCAAGAACGCTGTAACAACCTCAGTCGCGTAACGCCCTAGAACGCAGTAGGGGTGGCAGGTTGAGCGCGCTTTGCCTTCGCTCGCTCCCGCACCCCTATTGCCCTTTTTTGCTAGGATAATCTAAAGGCAATCTATCGAAAGGCAAAATATGTCAAAGAAAATTACATTAACATCGGGCGCAACAGTTACTATCAAAGATGCAGAAGATTTGAAGGTAAAAGATCGTAACCGCATTATGCGCGCTGGCGATAAAGGAACTGATGCTGAAAAAGGCATCGCTATTGGTAACGCGCTTCTTACAACAATTATCAAGGAATGGTCTTACGACTTTCTTATTCCATCAGTTAAGGAAGAATCTATTGAAGAACTACCTATTAAAGATTATGTAGAGCTTATGAAACTTACAGAAGATTTGACCAAAGATTTATTTCCTGATCTAGCAGACACAGATAAAAACCGCACTAACCCTGATAGCCCTTTAGACGGCTCGAACGCCTAAAAGGATTATTGCAAGGGTTTCAACGATCATCTGATCTTGATTACCCTGATGAGGAATGGTTTTACTTCAAGTTTGCTGATCGGTTCGGCTGGACACCTGAACAGGTAGATAATTTACCTGCCGGGCGTTCGGATTGGTTGTTGGCAATCGCCGACACCGTAGAGCAGGTAAAGATTGAGCAGATGGAGAAGAAGTGAGCGACAACCTTCCCGAAGTTACTGCGGCTCTTAAGGCTTGGCAAACGCGAATGGATAAGGCTGCCGAACTTTCTGCTAGACAAATTTCTATTGCTGTTTGGAATAAGGCTAAAAGTCTTACTAGCGAAACTGTAAATCCACCTATTCAATCTAAAAACAAATTACGCCACAATCCTCATATTGGCGGTGATGGCACACCTCCTAACTATGCAACAGGAAACTTAAATCGCAACATTCTTGCTGGCTTACCAAGGCAAGTTGGATTTGGAAGCTATGTAGCAGTTGTTTCATCTAACGCTGAATATGCTCGCGCTCTTGAAGAAGGCTCGTCACGATGGACAAGTGGGGTAAAATACCCATATATGTATCCGGCGCGTGATGAAATTGTCAATTCCGGTAAAGCAAGAATGATTGTTGATGGATTCTTTAGAGCAGCAATGGGAGGATAACCGATGGCAGGTGAAGTTCCTCCACTAAATGTTGAAGTCCTCGTATCCCTTGGAAATCTCACTAATGCGGTAAATCAAGCCACAGAAGGCATGACTAAAATTTCAAATGTTGCCAAAGAATCATCAGAAAAGGCTTCATCAAGTTTTACCAAATTAAAAGATGTAATGCTAGGTGTGTTCGGTGGAAATCTTTTAACTTCGGGCGTAATGGGGTTACAAAAAACTCTTGTAGATATGAACCAAGCAGTTCAAGATGCTCAAGTTGAAACATTACGGTTAGATACAGCTCTTAAAAATAGTGGTAATACAAGCGCACTTGTAAAAACACAGGTTGATGCAACGGTTAAATCTTATGCCAATCTAGGCTTTACTCACGCCCAAGCATCACAGGCTATGGGTACTTTAGTTACTGCTACTGGCAATGTAACAGAGTCCACAAAGTTGATGACTATGGCAGCAGATTTGGCTCGCTATAAGCATGAAGATTTGAACACGGCTGCAACAACTCTTGCTCGCGGAACACAAGGTTCAGTTAAGGCATTTAAGGAATTAGGTATAACTCTTGATAGCACCCTTCCTAAAAATGAAGCAATCGCAAAAGCCTTTGATGAGTTAAATCAAAAAATTGGTGGGCAAGCAGTTTCTTACACTCACACCTTTGCTGGTGAAATGGCAGTATTGAAAGAAAAGTTTAACGAAGCAGCCGTAACGGTTGGAAATGTTTTATTCCCTATTGTTGGCAAACTTGTTCAATTATTTATGGATGCAATGAAGGTAGTTGGCGATCTTATTAGTTTATTAAAACCATTCATTGACTTTATTAAGGAAAACGCAGCAGCCTTTGAAATTTTGGTCGGAGTAATTGGAACTGCCGTTGCTATTTGGAAAACTTATGAATTAGCAGTTAAGGCAGCACAAGTAGCCGAAGAAGGTTTAGCGATCGCTACGGCGGCTCTTGGTAATCCATTTGCCATTATTACTATTGCAGTAGCCGCTTTAGCCGCAGGATTTGTAGCTTTGTGGAATCATTCAGAAACTTTTAGAAAAGCCGTTACAGAAGGTATTAAGATCGTTGTAGAGGCATTTGGATACCTTGTTGGTGCTATTGGTAAAGTGATCGAAGCGGCAACTCATTTACCGTTTATTGGTGGGCATTTTAAGGGTATAGCCAATGCCGTAAATGAAGCGGCAGTTTCTATTGGCAAGTTTGGTCAAGGTTTAGACGGACTAGCAAACAAAAAGATTTCTTTACCTAGTTTCTTGGGTGGCACAGATTCCAGCGTTGCCGGTAGCGCGGGTGGAAATATGGGCGTTGGCGGCTCAGTTCCGGGTGGCGATGTCGCAAAAGGTGCTGCTGCTGCCACAAATAAAATTAAAACAGCCCAAGATAATGTTATTAAACTGCAAGATGAGCAGAACAAAATTCTTCTTGATCGTCAAACCAAGATGGATACTGCCATTACAGATTTACAAACAAAGCAATTAGATGCCCACACCAAGTTCGATCAGACCAAACTTGATATTGAAACAAAATACCAAGATGCAATAGAAGCGGCTACAACCGCTCATAACGATGCTATTGAAAAGGCTAACGAAGCCCATCAAGACAATATCATCAGCATAAATCAGGCTGCTCTTGATAAGCAAAAGGCAATCATTCAGCAATCCATAGATGCTATGACTAGCGGATTTGCCAGCGTAACTAAGTTTGACCTTGCTAAATCCTTCTCAGGCACAGGCACAACTAGCGGTCTTATTGCCTCTATGCAGTATCAACTTACACAAATTGTTCAACTGCAAAAGGATGCTGGCGATCTAGCCGCTAAGGGTTACTCACAATCCTTTATCAACCAAGTCATCGCCCAAGGCCCATTGGTCGGCGATCAGATGTCACAGGCAATTCTGAACGCTACCCCACAGACCGCCGATCAGATCAAGTCGCTTTATGCTCAGATTGACACCGTTTCTAACTCAGGCTTAGACACTCTTGCTCAAACAATGAATGACGGAACAACCTTCGCTACTTCGGCTATGGCTAAACAATATGCTCAAGTTGCTGTTGATCTACAGAATTCTTTGGCTGACGAAAATAATAAGTATCAAGACTCTCTCAATGCTGCTCAAGATACCTTTAACAATGCTATGACTTCTGCCGGCAACGCTAGAGATTTGGCACTTCAAAAGGCGCAGCAAGTTCTCACCGATTCCTTGACCTCTGCTCAACAAGCTTACGACAAGTCAATCCAAGCAATCTCAGATAGCACTATGTCTAAGCTCGATGCGCTTATGGCAAAAATGCTTGCTGCTCAGGCTTTGCTGGCTAAATTAGGCGCGCCAACTCCAACTACTTCTGTTCCAGCAGGTACATTTACTGCTGCTCCTTTAACTTATACAACTGCTGGTGGATTCTCTGTACCTAATGCCGCACCTATTGGGCCGGGTCTGACGATCAACGCTCCAATTACCGTAGATGGCTCTACCGCCCCATCTCAGATTCAAAGCAGCGTATTGAGTTTGGCTAAATTGGGTGCGCTTGCTAATGGCTCAGGAACGGGGTACTAATGGCTACTGTAACCTCCCTTAATCCCTATTCACTTGCCTTTAACGGCTTTGTATTCGGTGGGGGTAACTCTCCCTATCAGGTACTACAAATTGACGGCTTAGAAGCCCTGCCAAACCTTCGTGTGCAGGACTCTGACCGAGGCTATCAAGACGGAATGTTTTCAGGGCGTGACTTCTTCTCAGGTCGCACAATCACCGTAACAATGCAGATTCTTTCAGGCAATGGTCTAACCGCTCAAGCCAACTTCAACCTTCTCAGGGCTGCCCTACAACCTCAGCAAACAGGAACGACCCCACTTCAATTCCAACTTTCAGGTGGCGAGAACCTGCAATACATCAACGCGCGTGTGCGTAAGGCTATTTCTACGATTGACCCTGATTACACCTACGGCAAGATCAAAGCTCAGTTTGAGTTCTTTTGCCCTGACTTCCGTTATTACGACAACACAACCCAAACAGCAACGATGGCGGTTACTCAGCCTTTGGGTCGCACATATAACCGTACTTACAACCTAACCTTCGGTGGCGGTTCTCAAACTCAGACCGCGACTATTACTAACAACGGCGATACAACGACTTATCCAATCATCACCATTTACGGGCCGATCATTAACCCTGTTGTCGGCTCTACAACAAGCGGTCAAAACCTTTCATTCAACTACACAATGGGTCAGTCAGACATCATCGTTATTGACCTACAGAATAAAACCGTATTACTCAATGGAAACCCTGCGCGTAATTTATTGCTAGGCTCGTCACAATGGTTTGCTGCTCCACCCGGAACTAGCCTTTATTACTTCACAGGCACAGGTACGACTATCGGTCAGACCAGCGCAACTGTACAATGGAACAATGCTTACGCATAAGGAGATGAAGTGACACTACGCACACCCCCAAGTTGGTTACAGAACGGCTCACACCCTGCCGAAAATGACCGCCTTACAATGCAAGCTCTGTATTCGACCACAGGTATCATTGGCAGCACTTCATTAGCCGTTACACAAAGCGCAACGCCGGGTATGTCGGTTCTTATCGCATCAGGTTGGGCAGCGATTGTCGGTACAACCCAAGCCAATATGGGTGTTTATACTTCTTACAATGATGCTTCTGTAACCGCTTCTATCGCTACTGCTAACGCAACTAACCCTCGTATTGACCTTGTATGCCTCACAGTTAATGATGCTTATTACACAGGCTCAACTAATAACATTGTTGTCAATGTAGTCACAGGAACTCCCGCAGGTTCACCTACAGTTCCAGCAACCCCCGCTAACTCAATCGCGCTTGCTCAGGTTTATGTTGGCGCAGCAGTTACCTCGATTACAAACTCTAATATCACCGATGTTCGCGTAGCCGTAACCAGCAATGTGATCTCAGCAAACAACATTGCGATCAACAGCCAAACAGGAACAACTTACACAACAGTTCTTGCCGACAACTCAAAACTAGTTACCCTTGCTAACGCTTCTGCTATTGCCGTGACTATCCCGCCAAATAGCTCAGTTGCCTATCCAATCGGCGCACAAATTACCCTTGCTCAATATGGCGCAGGACAGCCAACCATCTCAGGCGGTTCAGGCGTGACGATCGTATCAACTGGCGCAACTGCGGCTACACCTAAACTTCGCGTTCAATACTCCACAGCCACTTGTATTCAGACATCCACAAATACTTGGTTGGTGGTTGGAGATATAGCGTGAGTAAATTAGCCTTAGACCCTGTTAATCACCCTGCGTTATCAAGCGCGCCTACACTTCCAACATTACGCGCTGGCGATGTTTATTACGATACAACGAATGGATTGCAGGTTTATAGCGGTACATCGTGGAGTTCGGTAGCATCTACTACACTTACCAACATTGACGGCGGGATGTCAGATGGGGTTGCTCCTTATCTAGCAGGTCGCGCGAACGCATCAGCAACACAGACTATTAACGGAGGCAGCGCATAATGGCAGTTGTAACCCAAATCCAAAACCGCCGCGATACTGCTGCAAACTGGACTTCTACCAACCCCACTCTCGCCTCAGGTGAAATTGGCTTTGAAACCGATACAGGGTTATTTAAGATTGGCAACGGCTCAACTGCTTGGACTTCTCTTAGTTATGCGGTTTCAGTAACGACCACAAATACAGCCACGCTTACTAACAAGACTCTTACTGCGCCAATTATTACCTACTCAGTTAATGCCCAAACAGGTACTACCTATACTTTTGTGGCTTCTGACGCTGGCGCGATCGTGACTGCTTCTAACTCATCTGCCTTGACTTATTCAATTCCTACTAACGCCTCAGTACCTTTTGCTATTGGCTCACAAATCACCGTTATTTCAATTGGTACAGGACTTACCACTATTAACGCCGTCACCTCAGGCACAACTTCTATTTACTCAACAGGAGCTACGGCTGCTGCTCCAAAACTTCGCGCACAGTATTCCTCAGCTACAGCAATTAAGATCGCTACCGATACTTGGTATGTCGTAGGAGATGTTGCCTAATGCCTATTCTTGGAGTTATAGATTCAGGTAAAAGTGGGCATTTAGTTACCAACAACTATTCATCTATTGCTACTGTAACTTTAGCATCTACAGGCACAATAACTTTTTCATCCATTCCAAATACTTACACTCATTTACAAATTAGAGGAATAACTTCATTAAGTAACTGGGTACAAATTGGATTAAATGGAACTACGGGCGGTTCATATACTTATCACGAATTACGCGGTAATGGGTCTAGTGCTTCTGCAAGTAGTTCTATAAATGTTGAAGGTTTAATGGCTTTGGGTGCTGGAACAACTGGCTATACAGCATTTGTTACAGATTTGTTAGATTATGCCAATGTAAATAAATATAAAACTGTTAGAACTTTATATGGTTCTGACCAAAATGGTTCTGGAAATGTTGGTTTTACAAGCAATTTATATCAAAGCACAAGTGCAATAAATTCAATTACATTTTATCAAAATTCTTATGCTTCTTTGCCAGTTGGAACTACTATTGCACTTTATGGAATTAAATAAGATGACAACTAACTTTAGAAAGGCGGCAATCTAATGGCTGCTGGCGCAACTTATGTACCTATTGCTACACAGACTTTAGGGTCTAGTGCTTCTTCTGTAACCTTTAATTCTATTTCGCAGGGCTTTACGGATTTGGTTGTAGTTTCTAGTATAAAACCATCTTCTTCTGCTAGTGGTTATGGCCCAAGTTTTCAAATAAACGGCGATACTGGCTCTAATTATTCTTACACCCTTATTTATGGTAATGGTTCAAGTGCTGGCTCAATTAGAGCATCATCTATCAACTATGCTCGTTATGGTTCGGGTGGTAGCACATCAACGCTAGAAGCAGATGTTACTCACATTATGAATTATTCCAACACAACAACTTACAAAACAATTCTTGCTCGTTTTTCTCAACCATCTGCGGATACTGGCGCTTTTGTAAATCTTTGGCGCAATACTGCCGCAATTACATCGCTAACATTTTACGGAAATGATGGTGGTAGTATCGCGGCTGGCTCAACATTTACCCTCTACGGCATAAGCGCGGCTTGACCCTATGGCATATAAAAATCATTACCCTTGTGGGGTAGAAGGTTGCGAAAAGTCACGCAAAGAGCGTGGGCTTTGTTCAATGCACGCTAAGCGTTTACGAGTACACGGCGACATTGCAAAGATACTACCGCGTGGAAATTTTAGTAAGCATAAACATTGCACAATAGATGGATGCGATAAACCTCACCGCGCTAAAGGCTTATGCCAAATGCACTATCGCCGCGTTGCTTTGTATGACCATCCAGAAATTGTTACATCTATTGGATACAGAGTTGACGACCAAGGTTATATAGCATTGCATTTATCTAATCATCCAATGGCAAATAAAACTGGCAATGTTTATGAACATCGTTTAGTTATGGCCGAGCATTTAGGTAGGTGGTTGGTCAAAGGAGAGTCGGTACATCACAAGAACGGCAATCGTCAAGACAACCGCATTGAAAACCTAGAACTTTGGTCTAAAGCCCAACCAGCAGGACAACGAGTAGAAGATAAGGTGGTTTACGCTTTGGAGATACTAAGACAATACGCTCCTGAATACTTAAACGAGGTGACTGCATAATGGCTAATCCAACAATGACTCTTATCGCTTCAAACACCGTAGGTTCAGGTGGGGCAGGAAACTTTACCTTCTCGTCTATTCCTGCTACTTATACGGATTTGAAAGTTGTCATAAGTCCAAAAGCAGATAGCAACCCTTATGGCGAAAATTTTATTTGGTATGAACTTGGAATAAATGGTCAAGGTAGTTATGTAAATATAACAAGTAGAGACATTTTAAATAATGGTTCTAGCACAGTAAGTTCTGGAACAAATAATTCTCAAACAATGTTTATGCCAACTACCGCTAATAGCAATAATTTTGGTTCAACAGAATTATATTTTCCAAATTATACATCTTCAAATAATAAATCTATTTCAGTAGATTCTGTTGCAGAATGGAATGGCAGTAGTGGAACTAACAATGCTTGGGGTTTAAGCGCATTATTGTGGAGTCAAACATCAACAATTAGTTCGCTTACATTTTATGCTCGTTCTGGTTCTGGAACAAGTTTTGCCCAATACTCAACCTTTTACCTTTACGGTATTAACAACTCATAACTAAGGAGAAACAAATGGCAGATAACCCACAAGCAGTTGAAGTTAATTGCGAAACAGGCGAGGTAGTCACGCGCGACCTTACGGCTGAGGAAATTGCAGCCAGCAAGAAGGCTGCTGCTGATTTTGCTGCGAAGGCTAAAGCCGATGCCGATGCTCAGGCTGCTGCCGATGCTGCTAAGGCTTCTGCTCAGGCAAAGCTCGCTGCACTTGGCTTAACGGCTGCTGAGGTTGCTGCTCTAGTAGGCTAGAGCAATGGCTACCCAATACCGTTACCTGTTTGCAGATTTACTGACTAACTCGATACTTGCCGAGTTACCGCTTACAAGCGTTCAGTTTTCTCAGCAACTCAATTCTGCTGGAACTTTCAGCGCAACCTTGCAGTTGTCGGGTATCAACGCGGCTCAACTCAATGTTGCCAATGCGACTATCCCTGCTCGCACCGCAATCTATGTAGATCGTGACGGCACTTTAGTTTGGGGCGGGGTTCTATGGACTCGCACCTACAACTCCAAGACTCAAACCATCACCCTGAACGCAAGAGAATTTGAATCCTATTTCGAGCGTAGGCGCATAACCACCGACACCGTTTTCTTTGGCACAGACCAACTCACCGCCGTACAAACCATCGTCAATAATGCCCAAGCAGCGACTAACGGCAATATCGGCATAGGCGTAGGTAGCGAAACATCAGGTATCACTATTGTCCGAACCTTTTACGGCTATGAATACAAAACCGTTATGTCGGCTATTCAAGACCTATCTAAATCATCTACAGGCTTTGACTTCAATGTGTATGTCTATTACGACTCCAACGGCAACCCTGCAAAACTTCTGCGCTTAGGTTATCCGCGTTATGGGCGCAAGTATTCAGCGACTAATCCATCTGCGCCAGTCTTTGAACTTCCGGGGAATATGGTTGAATACACTTGGCCCGAAGATGGAACGATTGCCGCTAACTATCTCTACGCACTAGGGGCTGGCTCTAACCCCGGCAGACTTATTAACACCGCATTTGATGGAAGCAAGATCGCTGCTGGTTGGCCTTTACTTGAAGAACAAGCTAACTATGGCGATGTATCTGACCCTACCCTTTTGGCTAACTTAGCAACGGCGCAAGTAGCAGTTGTTTCCTACCCGCCAACCACAATCAAGATAGTCGTTCCACCAAACCTTGACCCTATTTTTGGCTCATACGAGGTAGGCGATGATGCGCGCGTAAGAATCCTTGATGATCGCTTTACTTCTCAGCTCGATGCAATCTATCGAATTGTAGGATTTGCTATTCAGGTGGGCGAAAACAATCAACCTGAATTAGTTACAATTACGCTGACAACGACTACGAACTGAGAACTTATGCCATATCTTAATTTTCCGCCAAACCTTAAAGATATGTTTGATGATATTTATGCGCGTATTCGTAAGTTAGAAACTGCACAAAGATTTACTGTGCCAATAGTTACGGCTGACCCTTCTAACTATCGCAATGGTGATATGTGGTACAACTCCACAACTAGCACCCTTAAGTTTGTTAATTCGGCTGGTACAATTAAGACAATCACGCTGACTTAATAACCCGAAAGGGCGCAACTTATGACTGCAACAGACTGGGCAACTATCGCCTATTCATATTTTTTTCTTTTAGCAGGGCTTGGGGCTGGATTGGGATATTTCGCAAAACATTTTGTGAAGCAACATACCGAAGAAATCCGTGAAGATTTACAAAAGATTATGTACGCGCTCTACAACGATGGTCAGACAGGTCTGATTAACAAGGTTGATACCCTTATTGAGAAGCAACAGGAGATAAAAATAGATGTTGAAGTTCTCAAAGCAAAATCAGAATAGATTACGCTCGATATTCCGCACTTGGTTTGAGTCTTTTCTCGTCTTTGAACTAGCTTTTCATTACACAGATTTAGTCAAGAAATCAGTCATTATCCCTACAGTCTTTGCTGCGGTAATCCCTGTAGTTCTGCGCTATCTCAACCCTAAGGATAGTTTCCCCGACTA